GCGGCGCCGACCGAGTAGGCGACAGTTCCGGTCGGGCGGTCATACCGCTTGAAGCAGTACGACCCACCGGCGCCGGCGCCGCTCTCACCCTGCCCGCCTCCTGCGATCACCGCACCGGAACCGCCGCCGCCGCCCCACCACTCGGCGTCGGCATACTTCACGTTGGCCGGCCAGGTGAAGTTGCCAGCACCGGCCGTCAGGACCGTTTCAGTCGGGGTGCCGTCCATGCGGACCAGCTCGGCCTCGACCGCCTCGGCCAGGTCCTCGGTGGCGCTGGCCAGGTCGGGCGGGTCGCCGAGCTCGAGGTACGGCAGCCCGTAGACAAGTGTGGTGTCAGCCATGTTTCGGCTCTCCTCAGACGTTGCTCTTGTAGATAGCGATTGCGTGCAAAAACAGGGCATTCGCGCCGTTGGCAGCAAACGTCGCGGTGCCAATGAGTGACCCGGTGATCTGCAGAACCTCACCACCGGATAGGCCGGTGAACACGTTGCGGCAGGTCGCCGAGAAACCACCGATCCGACCCGGCGCCACGTCGAAAAAGGCGCCGCCTCCGGTGCTGCCGTTGGTCCCGACCTGCAACGCCACCGACTGCGCGGTGGCGTTGCTGTTCACTACCGCGCCGGTCCCGGTGACCAGCACCGCGGCTTCATCCGCCCACGCGGGCACCACCAACTCGTCCGAGCTGGCCTTGACCACCGACGCGGCGGACACGGAGTAGCCGAACACCTGGGCGCCGGCCGAGCCGAACGCCACCGACGCGGCAGCAAAGTTCGGGTCATTGGCCGGGGTGACCCGGCCGAGGATGAACGCCGAGCGACCGAACACCAGCAGCCCGACCACGTGCCCGGACCGGAGTGCGATGGCCTCGCCAGTGTTCAAGATGGGGACATTGGTCAGGGTGCCGCCAGCTACGTCGATCGTGTTCTGCCCGGTGCTGGCGTCCCACGCGGTCACGGTGCCTTGGCGGAACTTGACCGCGGGCGCGTCGTTGCCCGAGGCAAACAGGTCTGCCACGTTGTCGCCGATCACAGCGTGCCGCCGATCAGCTCGAGCTGGCGTTGGCGGGTTTTCAGCTTCACCGGCTGTGCCAGCTCGAGGGGGATAGTGACCTCGTCAATGACGTGAGTTTCGGTGCGCAGTGACCGGGACCGCGACTTCTTGGGGTAGCGGGCCGAAACCACGTCGAACGGCTCGAGCGCGGGATTGGGGACCGCGGACAGCTCGACCTGATAGGGCAACCCGAGTTGCTGGCGTAGCAGTCCCTCGGCCGCGGTCTGGCACTGGGCGTTGGTGGTGAGAAACGGACTCGAGTAGAACCGCGGCACCGGCCCGAACCGGCCGAGGTAGTAGGTAGGGCTGCGCGGGTCGAGGTTGTACGCCACAGCCCGTGCGGGCGCCGTGGTGTCTCCGGCCTCACCCGTGGCGACTACGGCGTTGTAGACACCTTCCCTGGTCAGCGAGCGGGCCATTTCGACCAGCACGCCGTCGCGGCCGGCGTCGATCGTCCAGGCCGGGGCACCGGCAACGCTCGGCGGGGTGCGGACCACGAATACGCCGCGGTGGTCGAAATAGCCCACCTTGCCGAGTGAGGTGATGAAGTCCTGTAGCGCCGCGGCGCGGTCGTCCTCGGCGATCACGGTCCGGCCCACCAGCCCATCACGGACCGCGGTGTCGTCCCACTCGATCACCGCGGCCGGGTAGACCTCGGTCACCAGCAGCGCGACCAGGGCGCCGCGGGTCAGCGTGCCCGCGAACTGCCGCGGGGTCAGGAAGCGGGCGTCAACGATGCCGGCCATACGGTCCTGGGCAGCGATCGACACCGGCCCGTCCGGCGCCTGGTCTTGCTCGGGCGTGTCGATGCGGAAGTAGCCCAGCCCGACCCATTCATTCTGTCCGTTGCCGTAGGCAATGCCGCGCTCCACAAACAGCTCGTTGCCGTACGGGGTCACGAGATCGGTGGCCGTCCTCGGCCAGCTCGCCGAGGTGGTCAGGTCGAGCGTCGACCGGACCGCGGCCGTCGCCGAGTACTTCACATCGCCACCGGTGACAGGGATTTCAACGCCGGTCGGGGTGACGCCGGTTTGGAACGTGTCGCACACCCGCGCCCGGAATACCGCCAGGTGGCTACCGCGGAGCGTGGACAGGAACCGGTCCGATACGCCTCTCATGGCACCACCACATCGGCCGGCGTCCCGGTGCGCTGCAACAGGTCGGCGATCGTGGCGTTTCCAGCGATCACCGCGGTTACGGTGGCGTACTCGGCCAGCATTGACGCGATGGTGTACGCCGAGCCGACCACCTCGGGGCCGGGCGCCGCGGCCTCGGTCAAGGGAACTTCCCAGATGCGCCGCGCCGACAGGCGCGTGGTGGGCGTCCGGGACACGTCACCCACGCTGTAGTAGCCACCGGGGAAGTGCTCGACCGTCGACGGCAGTTGCACCAGCACGATCTCGCCGGACGCGAACAGATAGTCAACGTCGCGCTCCTCGGCCGCGGTCGCGGTCAAGAGCTGGAGTGTGTACTCGAGGCCCGAGGCCAGGTCGCCGACCACCACCGGCAGCGTGCGGCCAGGTACGTCGAACACGCCGCGCCGTGCTCGGCGGCCGACCGCGGACCGCTCGACCACGATCACCGGCCGGTTGAGCACCGGTGCGGCCGGGACCTTCAGCCATACCCGGTCGAGGTCCTGTGTGATCGTCGCGGTGCTGGTCGCCAGCAGCGCGTCGGCGGCCGAGTAGGCGCGCAACCGGTAGGTGATCGGCACGCCGGGCGGGAACTCGTAATCGTCGGCGTTGGCGTTCTGGCCGCTCACGTCGACTCGAGCACCGCCACGCACGGTCGTATACCGCACGCCGTCCACGGTCCGGTCGAACACGGCATAGACAGCCGGGCTGAGGAACGTGCCCGCCAGGCGGATCCGGCCGAGCACCGGGTCATAGGTGGCAGCAAGCGTCATGCGGCGGCACCCGCCCGGACGGTACGGCGTAGCTTGCGGTCGCGCTTCCTCAGCTCGACCTGGACCACGCGCACCACCTCGCCGCCGATCTCAATGTGCGCCTCGAGCACGGTCGGCCCGGCGTCATGGTCGAGTGGGATCACCGAGGCGCCACGGTTCATTGCCAGCAGCTCGGGGCCATTCTCGCCGACCAGTGCGAGGCCAGCGCCGAGCGCTGTGCCGCCTCGAGCGAGCATGGGGATATTGGGCGTGTTCAAGGTGAATCCGCCGACCGTGCCCACGCCGGGAATGTGCGTGTCCACACCAGGGATGGTGAAAGACAGCCCGTTCCACTTTCCGATCACCCAATTGATCGCCGATTTAAACGCGCCAGTGATGCCGCCGAACATGCCCGAGGCGGCCGAGGTGATGCGCTTCGGTAGGCCCGTGATGAATCCGACCACGGCGTTAAAACCGGACACGATGCCGTTTTTGGCCGCGGTCGCGCCACCGGTGATCTTGTCCCACGCCCATTTGATGCCCGGCCACAGCGTGCCCGTGAAGAATCGGCCCACGGCGCCGGCCGCGGCCAGGACCGCAGAGAATGCGCCTGTGACGATGGCGCGGAAGGTGTCCGAGCGCTTCCAGGCCAGCACAATGATTGCGATGAGTGCGACGATCGCCAGCACCACAAGGCCGATCGGGTTGGCGGTCATGGCCGCATTCAGCAGCCATTGGATACCGGTCCAGGTCTTGGTCGCCACCGCGACCGCCTTCTGTTGCACGGCGTAGGCCAGCGCCGCGACCTTGGCCCGGATGAACTGGACCGCGGACAGGTTCATCACCAGGTTGAGGCCCGTACCGACACCGGACATAAAGTCGGTGGCCAGCGCGACCGACTGCAACCCGCCCGCGTACTTGTCCAGGCCGACCAGCTCGAACCCGGACGACAGCGCGCCGAGTGAGTCGGTGGCCTTGCTCGACTTGTCGTCCAGATTCTCGGCCCGGTCGCCGACTGTCCGGAGTCCCTTCTCGGCCTTGTCCGCTGCCTGCTCGAGGCCCTTGGCGTCACCGTTGAATTTGATACTGACGGTACGGAGTCCCGACGCCATCACTCACCCCCGTTGAATTCTCGAATGATGGCGTCGGCCGCCGCATTCCACGCGGCCGAAATGCGCGTGGCCTCGTCCTCGACCACCGGGAAAAACCACGAGCCCTCTTGGCCCTGGTGGCGCTTGTGGAACTGATCCAACCGGTTCGACCCGAACTCGGAACCGAACAGCAGTTTGTACGCCGGTGCACGGTTCACGCCGAGTCGTTTGGTGCCACCGGCAACCAATACCGGGATGCGGTCGCGCCGGACCTTGGCCGTCGAGGCAACCAGCGCCGCCTGTGGTGAGAGATCGCCACGGGCCGCCGACTGGACCGCGGGCAGCAAGTCGGCAGCGATTTGCCCGGCCGCGTCCCGCAGTTTGTCGGTTGCCTGCTTGGGCAGCTCCCGAAACGCCGCCAGCGTCTCGCGTACGCCGTCGATCTGTAGCGTGATCGTCAGCCCGGTTTTGGCCACCCTCGCACCTCCTCTACGTGTCCTGGTTGGTTTTGCGGCTCAGCTCCTCCAGCAGCTCACTCGCCGTCTGGATCGCTGCCGCTCCCTCTTCGGCCCACACACTCGGAGCGATGCCGGTAGCGACAGCGAGCGCGACTAGCTTTCGGCCGAGGCTGCCGGCTGGGTAGGGTCCACCCCGGCGTCGGCGTCCTCCTCCTCGAAATCGAGCTTGTACGCCTGGACAAACTCGTCCAGCTTGGCGGGCACGTCCTCGCCGAGGCGCTTGCACGTGATGTGCGCAATGACGTACAGGTCACCCATGAGGAGGTTGCTTTTGAGCTGGCCGAGGCTCTTGCCCTTGTGGGTTTTCTCCCAGACGAAAATGTCGCGGGAGTCGGCCTCGACCTCGAGCTGGTCGCCGTAGTCCGGGGTGAGTGTCAGTGTGAACATGGCCGCATCACGCCGGGGTGAAGTCGGGAGCGCCAACGCACGGCAGCTCGAGGTCGATCTCGGCCCACGCGCCGCCCTGCCCGCCGAAATCGACATGCTTGGCCATCACGCTCACTGCGGCCGACTTGCCGCCGCGCTTGGGCTCGAACACCAGATCGACCTCGGTCCCGGCGTTGTCGTTGAGGTACTCGGCCAGACCTCCGGTCTGGTTGATCTGCAACCCGGACAGCTTCAGAGTCCAGGTCGCCGAGTCCACGTCGACGGCCGCGCCGTCCGGGACCAGCGTCCGATAGACCTGGTGTGGCTGGTCCGGGACCAGGCGCATTTCCTTGACCTGGTTGCCGTACTCGGTCGCGCCGAACGAGATCAGCGCGTCCTTCATCACGTATGCACCCGTTGCCGGTGGCATCTATTCACTCCTCGCTGTGATTTCGAGCGCGAACAACTCGCCGCCCTGGGTCGGTACTGCGAACGGGGTCACCGCGTCGACGTAGGCCACCGGGTCGATCGCCTCGGCCAGCGCGTCCAGCAGCGTCTCGGCCTTCTCGAGCGCGATGCCCTCGTCCGGGCTGAGAATCACGATCACTCGCCAGGTGGCCTCGAACGCCAGGCCGGGGCCGCGGTTGGCCGAGCCGAGCAACGGATAGGCGTCACCGGGCATGAGAACGGACGGCCGCTTGGCGTACCCGGTCACACCCTCGACCGTGGACAGTTGCGCGGCCAGCTCGGCGCGGGTGGTCTCGAAACTCATCCGACCGTGATCCTTCGGTGTGGCGCCTCGAACCTGCGGACCTCCGGGTCCGACCCGGGAAGGACAGTCGACCCGGACTCGGCGTCACCCTGGAGCACCGCGATAGGCAGCCCGCGGAGCGCCAGGTTGCGCGCAACCCGCCGCTTGAGCGCCTGGGCCAGGTCGGCCGGCCACGGGTCGGCGTCGGCCGGGACGCGGCACCGGGCCGCCTGTGCGGCTTGCTCGGCGGCCAGCGCGTCGGCGATCTGCTCGTCCGTCGCGCTGGTCTCGCCGAGGTAGTCCGCCACCTCGAGCTCGGTCGGTACGGGCACCGTGCTCAGTCCTCCGGGTCGACCGGATCGGCCGGCGCCTCGGCCTTGCGCGGGTCGGTCGCGTCGTACTCAAGGCCGCCGATGGTGTGGCGGCCGGCGTGCTGGACCGTGTAAACGTTGCGGCACGTGACCACGCTGCCGTCCGGCAGCACGGCCAGGCCGCTACCGTCGAGCTTGACCTGGTCGCCGACCTTGACGGCCTCGGCCACGTCCTGGTCGACCACGTCCTGGTCGACCTGCTTGTTTCCTGCGGGCATGGCTGGTGACCTCACTTGGTGTAGGTGATCTTGCGAAGGCCGGTCACGTCGTACAGCACGCCCGCGAAGTAGGCGAACGTGGCCATGTCCCAGCCCGCGACAGTCTCGTTGAGCTTGTCGAGGCGGGTCAGACCGCTGTTCCACACGTGGATCGCGGCCGGGTCGGCGACCAGGCTGTTGTTCGCGCCCACGCCGGTCACGCCGAGCGAGGCGGCCGGGTACATGCCGTAGCCCGCGATGGTGAGATAGGCGTACTTGTCCGCCGTGGTGCCGCTGCGGTTGGTCGGCGTGAGGATCGGGTAAATCTTCTCGCCGTTGGCGTTGGCCGCCAGCGCAAGCGCCTTGTACAGGTCGACGTGGCCGAACGACCGTGCGAACCGGTACCCGTCCGGGATGAACTGGAGATCGACCAGGCCGCCCTCGACCAGCAGGCCCGCGGCCGGGCCAGCGGTTCCGGTCGGGACGGTGGCCAGCGCCGTGATACCGGCCATGCCTGCCGCGACGATCGCGGCCGTCTTGGTCTCGAGTGCGATCTTGAACGACCGTTCAAACTCAGACCACGCCAGCCCGGAGACAACCGGGTTTCCGCCCTGGTCGGCGACCTCTCGCGTGATGTGGACTCGGCCCGACACCGGGACCGGGGTCACGGTCGCGCCGGCCGCGGTCACCAGGTCCCGCGACTCCGGGTTGGCGTCCTCGACGTGATCGGCCACGCCTACGTCAGTGTTCACCCGGTCGAGCTTCGACCAGAAGAACGGCGTCACGTTGGACAGTCCGCCCTTGTGGAAGAAGTCGTACAGCGGGGACGCCGGAACGGGCGCCTGCCCGAGGAACATGTCCGGCCGGTACGTCGACGGGTTGACCGCGGCAGTGTCGGCCGTGGTGGTGGGCTGGTCGGCGAACTGCGGGCTGAGGCGCTCGGTGGTGAACGCCTGGAGGCGGGCCAGCGCGGCGCCGTCGCCGTCCTTGCCGGCCGCCAGTAGGTCGGTTGCGAAGTCGAACCCGGACGGGGCCGCCTCGACGCCCGCGAAACGGTAGATCGGTTCCTCGACCACCTGGAATTGCGCGGTCCCGGGGCCAACCGGCAGCTTGACCTTCTCCAGCTCGGCGATCTTCTCGGTGAGCGCCTGGACCTCGGCCATGAGCTGGTCGCCGTCCGCCTTGGCGAACGCGACAGTCACGTCCGCGCCGACCTTGGTGTCTGTCACGTTGGTTTCCTCCTGGTGTGGTGCGGCCGATGCCGCAACGCTGGTGATGTGTGCGCCCGTGAACGCGGGCACGCGGACCACCGCGGCGCCGGTCAGGGTGGTTGCCTGGGCGTGCTGTACGCCGTCCTGGTCGGGCGTGAACTCGCCATCGACCTCGGCCGAAAACGCCTTGAGGATGCGGTCCTCGGCCAGCGCCAGCACGCGGTCACCCTCGGGCGTGCGGGCAATGCGGAACTCGGCCAGCACACCCTCGGCAGTCGGGGTCAGCTTGGTTCCGACACCGACTTGACTGTCCAGCGACTTGCGATCGTGGGCGATGTTGAGCACCACGTCGGCCGGGTCGGCGGGAAGCGTGACCTTCGATGCGTCGGCGAACGTGAACCGCGCAGGCTTGCCGGTGGCCTCGTCCAGCGCGGGCCGCGAAACCTCGCCGAACGGCAGCAGCATTCCGCTCAGCGTCCGCTTGGCCTGGTCGACCGCGAACACTGCCGCGGTGAACGTGATTGTGGACCTAGCCATTGGTGGGAACCTCCTGTGCGGCCGGCAGCGCGGCCGGGGCGGGCGTGGCGGGCGCGGGCAGGCCCAAAGGCTCGAGGTCACGCTTAGCGCGTGCCTCGTCTGGCAAGAGCACGTGAGACGCGATGAGTACCTGGTCGGTCTGGGCCGCCGCCTGGTCGTCCAGTCGCAGATAGCTCGAGGTGTCGAACACGGTCCGGTAACCGTGCGGGGTCAAGTCATCCATAGACAACCGGCCCTCGATCGCGGCCATGTACGGGCCGAGCAACGACTCGACCCGGGCACGGCGCCGGTCCTGGGCGTTGAAGTACGTCCTCGAGGTGGTCGACACGCTCAGTTCCTCGGCGTCGATGCCGGTCAGCCGGGCAATCTCGGTCACCGCGAACTCACGCGCCTGTGATAGCTGTAGCTGTTCCGGGTTGAACCCGTCGCGGTGATAGTCCAGCGCGGCCGGGACATACCCGGTGTCGCCGAGCTGCCGGGACAGATACCAAGCGTCGAGAATGTCCGCAATGGCCGTGTCGTCAACCGGGTCGGCACCCTCGGCCGGCGTGAACCAGTCGACCGGTGGCCGCCCGGTGGCCGAGCGTGCAGCCGAGCGGGCCAGCGCGATATAGGTCCGGATCGCGTTCGAGGCGGTCAGCAGGCCACCGTTCGGCGAGTCGAACCGGATCAGCCCGGGCACGTTCGGCCAGACCTTGGCCGTGCCCTCGGGGAACGTCACATACTGGGGCTGAATCGTGGCCGTCGCCGGGTCGAGGCGCACCACCTCGGCGGGCCGGTTGTGCCAGCCAAGGTGAGTTGTCTTCCACCAGGAACGCTCGAACAGCAGCAGATCCTCAACAGTCCGCGTCATGGTGACAGAGCGGGCCACACCGGCCTCGGGCTGGCTGAGTAGCGACCAGTCGGTTTGCCTGCCGTCCGGGCCGATCAACACCAGCGGAAACTGCCCGATCTCGCCGCAGATGAGGTCACGGGCGCGCTTGACCGCGGGGACCGCCAGCGCCTCATCCCTGCTAATCGTGGTCCGGGCAAAGATCATGTCGTCCAGGGACGGGCGCCCGAACAGCACCCCGGAGTCAGGGTCGATGCCGAACCGGGGTGCCGCGGTCGCTACCTCGGCAGCCGCCGCGAATGCCCGTTCGGCCCGCGGTGCGCGGTCGAGCGAGAGTGCGTCGAGGGTGCGCCGGATGATTCCCACGCCCGGAACTGTGACATGCACAGCCCCGAGGCAACGAACGTTGCGCGGGCGTTGGGCGTGTCGTCAGCGTCGTCGGGTGACGATTCGAGGCGTACCGACCGGGGCGGGCGCGGTCCGGGCCAGGTGCACGGCGCCGGCCACGGCGTAGGCCGCATCGCAGTGCCCGACGCCTCGGCGGGTGAAGGTCCAGGCGTCACCGGTGCGCAGTTTCTCGACCGCGGTCACGTGCGCGTCCAGCAGCGGGTCGGCGGAGTGCGCCAGCTCTTCGGAGCGCACCAGCTCGGCGAGGCCCATGCACACTGCGGGGACCTCCGACTTGATCTCGGCCACGCTCACGCCGGGCGGTGGCCATGCGGCGCGGCCGGGCGTGTTCGGCTTGGCGTCC